CCGCTGCAAGTTGCGTAGGGCTAATTAAATTAACACCTAGATTATTCTCATTATTATTATAGTCATATATTGTAGTCAAAGCATTAGAACGTTGCTCTGCTGTTGATAAACCTTGACCTTCAGTAAGCCCAGAATTTTCAAGTGCAGTAATTACATCTGTCCCAGTACCTGAAGAACTTGGTAGATTTTTAATTAAATTACCAAACGCATTACCAGCACTAATTAATCCAGACGGATTACCAGTCTTATTAAATATATCTAACGCTTTTACAAAGTTAGTTGCCGATGCTGCTATTTTTAAATTGGTACTTCCAGTTAAAGTACTAGCCGCATTAGCCATGCCTGCATAGTCATTGTCAGCTATGGCTTTACCTAAGTTTGCCCAGTTAACAGCAGTACGAACTTCTGGTGGTAGTGTTGTACCTGCTAGGTTCATACCTGCATTGATAACACCTGCTACGTTTTTCTGGTCAATAGCATTTACAAATGAAGCTGCATCTGTTGCCGTCTTTAAAGTGCCAGCGTTCTGAGCTAACCAGCTATTGTTATAAAGCTGTTCCGCTCCAGCAAGGTCGCCTGCTTTAACAAGAGCATTAATATCCGCAGTAATTTGTGCAGAAAATCCTGAAGCTGAAGCCAATCCACTAAAAGCCGCAGCAGCCCAATTACCATTCTGTGCAGCCTTGGCAGCGTTGTATGCTTGAATGTAAGGAGCCGTGCCCGGAAGAGCTACAGATACCGCAGTAAGAATTAAAGGAAGAGTGTTCTCTTTAAAATCAGCCCAACCAACCTTTGTTTCTTTGGTTGTAGGTATAGCTAAACCAGTATTGGTAAAAGTAAAACCATAGTCAGTTTTGTTATTACCTAATGAAGTACCTTGTATGTTAAAAGCTTTGCCAGTTAACTTGTTATAGATCTCTTCTTCTTGATATTCTTCTGTGCCTTGTTCAGTTTCTCTGGTTTTTGTAACCATGCGCCTACCAATATCGGCAAGACTGGTAATGCCTTCAGAAGACAACTTATTAGCAAAGTCCCACAGAACAGCTTCTTTAGAACCTAGACCACCATCTTCTTTTTTTAATGCACCACCTGTAAACAGACCATTCATCCCTTGAAGATTAGAGATGCTATTGATTTGGTCGTACAAATTTTTATTGGTTGTTCCTACAGTAGTTTCCCAAGCTGGGCCACCGGTATAACCAAAAGTATTATCGGCATTCTTGGTAATACCCAACATCTGTAAACGCCAAGGCTCCCAAGTATTAAGGGTAGAAGTACTTAGTTCACCATAACCGGGAACATTAAGTAAGGTTCCATCACTACCTGCTACTGCAAGAGTGTTGATACCAACTACTGTAGGCGTAGTTAAAACTGTTGGCGTAACAGAAACTAAAACAGTAGGGCTTACTGAAACTACAGGTGTAACTACAGGTCTAACAACTGGAGCATAGATTCCTTTGCTCAACACAAAATCCATTGTGGCATCATCTAACCCATAGTGAGCTTTGATATCTGATATTGTTAATCCTGAACTTGCAATAAGACTATTGGTAGCTCCGTAGTCACCACTATTCCATGCGGCTGTAATTGCGGCGTAAGGGTCGGTGACAGGTGTTGTTGTAACAGTTGTCGGTGTAACAGTTGTTGTACCAGCATCTCTTATGGCGGCTAAACGCTCCCATTCAGCTTGTTGTATTGCCGCTAGTCTTTCCCATTCTTTTTGTTGTATTGCGGCTTGTTCATTCCAATAATCTTGAGCTACTGTATCAACAACAGGCGCAACGGATGTTGGGGCTGATGTAATTACTTGGTCAGACGTTACTACTGGGGTAGACGGTACGACTGGGGTAGACGGTACGACTGGGGTAGACGGTACGACTGGGGTAGATGGTACGGTAGGAAGAGTTGCAATACCAGATGTATATGTGTTGTAGTAATTAGTTACTTCTGGTTCAGCAATAGCATATCTATTGGCAATCATGCCAGCTAACCCTGCATTAGCTTCTAACCCACCAGCAGATTGAACGGCGGCAGCTACTTGATCGGCAGTAGCATTTGGATTCTGGGCAAACCACCAGTCAACTTGTTCTTGTGTTAATGCCATTTAAAACCTTACGGGGGCGTTGGGCGTGGGTCAGGTAACTTAGCAATAAAGTTAACCACCATTACTACGGAAGCTGCGGCTGGATACGGGGCAGAGGCCGCAATAGACTCTAGCGTTACATTCGTATTGTCTGCGGCCCACTGCATCTCAATGTACTCATTAGCCGCCAAATCAATGTTGAAGTTCCAAGAAACGTTCATGTGGTTGTCTGAACCTTCAACTGTATATTTATGAGCAGAATAACCAATCGTAACGTTATTGCGTTTAATCCAGATCTGCACATCTTTAGCTGAAGCGTTGGTACTCTTTAACTGAGCCGACAATTGAAAGTTGTACACACCTCCTACAGCTACCTCAATTTTAGAAGTGCTGGCAGTCTGCAAAGCTACGTTGTTGTTTAAGTATGTCTGGTTAAACGTAATGGGGTAGCCCGTGTTTATTGCGGCAAGCGTCTGATCTACCGTGCTAAAAAACAGCCCATTAGGGTTGTTAATTAAACTAGGATCAATTGATCCAGATGTTATCAACTGAGTAGTTAAAGCATCAATCCTATTGAAGTACAGACGCAAGATGTTAAGCATCTGGTCAAAATATATACGGTCGTACTCGTTTGGAGGTAGCGGCAAGTTAGGTGCGGCTACCTTGTTAAGCTCAAACTCAGACGTAATGATATAGGTCATCGTCTGCCGTCCGGTCTGATGTCAATACGGGTAGCACCCAACTGCCATGTTGTTCCAAGGTTGTCCGAGCTAACCTTCAAAATTAACTGTCTGCCCCGCACACGGGTATTGATCTGCCCCGTAAAACCTTCCGTCACTGTGTACTCAGCGCCGGTTAACTTGTCTACATCTTTGTTTACTGCCGTGCCCGTACCAGAACCTGAGTTCTGCATGGGATACAAAGTGTACGTAACTTGCGGAGTTGGTGAAGCATCTGACCCTGAGAATGTCAAGTCAGGCAACATTCTCCAGACAAAACCAAATCTGTCGCCATCATCAATGTCAAACTCAGAAGATGAAATGTAAGCCTCAATACCTGCTGGCGTACCTGTCTCATTATTGTCTAAACCAAACTCTTGATCGACCAAGTTGTAGTTGTACGTAGCGGCAATAGGGAAGTCTCTTAAGCCAGAATCAAGCCAAGCTGTCCGCTCCATAGTGCCGTAGTACCAGATTTTTTCAAGGTAGTTGTACACCACATAACGGTTGGCAATCAAGCTACCCGCCGCGCAGTAGAACCACCAGATCTCATTAAAACCCTCGTTTGTACTAGCAAACACTTGCTGGTTTTGCTGGAGGTTAATGTCTTGGTATACGTATCTTCGGAGATCGCATGGCAGTGTTTGTAAGCGTCCATCGTACAGATAGAACTTATCTACGCCCATCCAGTACACCACACCAGAAGCCTGAGCCGCCGCATTCTGACCAAGGATAGAGATGTTATCCCCCATCAACTGGCTAGACCAAACCACTGGCGGGCCAATGTATTGGAGAGAATAGATGGCTGAGTCAGTCCAAACCAAGATCTCTTGACGGGTTTGAATGGCAGTTACGATGCTAGAGCCGTGAGACAACGTAACACTACCCGCCTGATTAGTAGCAGATGGTGTCCAGTTAACCACAGACTCCTGATCCGACCAGCGAATCAACATAGGATTTTGCGTGGTAGAGCCGTAGTCATTACAGCCAAACGCAAACACAAACCGGCTAATGTCAGATACAAAGACAAAGTTCTGGATGATTGGGCAGTCTGATGCGCCCGACAGACTAACAATGTTTACACCATTAGGCATGATGTAGTGATCGCCAGACTGAGTACCTGTAGTGGTAATAGCCGCGCCGCCAACAGTAGCCGCTAAGTTAAACGTATTACCACTAGCGTTAATAACATAGTAGATTGTTCCGGGAGACAGCCCTGTAGGTAGCGCAGCAGGATAACCACTGTTTGTAAAGATGACTGGAGAGCCATTTGGCAAACTATAAGCGGCAGTAACCACCGCAGGAGAGGCTATGGTAATTGAAGCTAAAGCAGGGTTTACGCCATAACCAGCATCCCAGTAATAAATTGGGCCACCACGGAAACCATAAACTAAGTCTTCACCAAAGTTGTTCTGGCTCCATAGACGCAGAGCAGAGGTAGACGTACCGCCAAATCCCCAAGTTCCTGCACCCCATGTACCAGCACCCCAGCCGGCCAGTGGAATCTCGTATGGATCGCCTACGTTAATTTGATAGATTGCATTAACAGTTGAACCACCACCAGCCGCTACAGTAGAAGTAGCCGCAGTAGTAGATACGATTGTGTAGGTATCAGCATCAACGTAAGTAATAGAATACTCACCGTTTAAATCAAGGCCACCTACGGGAGCTACGTTACTAAACGTTACAAAGTCACCCGTAATTGCGCCGTGGGCTGTGTCTGTCACTGTAACTAAAGTAAGCAGGTTAGTTGTGGCAAACGGGTTATTAAGGATAGCCGCCGCCCGAATAGGCGTAATATCGTTGTACTCACCACCCAGTTCAAGATAAAACTTTAAGTTAGTGCCTACACCAATTAGGTTTAAGTTGTCTAGCGTGATCCAGTTCCATAAAGAACGGCACAAACCTTGGAATACAGATGTAGATATACGTGCCCAGCCACCAATCTTTTCAGGCGTACCTTGGCGGAACCGCACTTTGTCGGACTCGTACCAACCACCTTCGTTAGCGTAACGGGTGTTTTCCCGGTTCACTCCCGGTTTTAGTACAAGTTTTTTTAGTGCCATTGGTCAATCCAACAAAGCGCACTCAGCCGTGCGGCGTTTTAATAGTCCCGGCAGTACTCGACCGCCACCCTTAGTCCAGAGCATAAGTTGTTCTTTTGCTCCTTCCCAATCATTGGCATTGATTTTCCTCTTTAACGTAGATGTTTGCAAGCGTCCTGTGCCCAAATTGTAGGCAAAGTCCACGATGGCGTTGCACCTGCGTTCGTCCAGAATTAAGCCGGGACAGTTACGCAGAACACCGGGTAGGTACGTATGCTCAAGCTCAATCATTAAAAGCGCGTGAGCTTCTTCCTGACTCATTGGTGCGTCTTCTAAAGTTACCTTGCGCTTATCTGCGTAGTAGGTAGAACCGTAGCCAATCGTGGCTACATTGGCGGGGCAAAGATACGGCTTGGAGCGAAAACCCTCAAACCGTTTGCACATCTCTGCGGCTAGTGCTAGGTTCATTGCTCTTCTTCAAGATGCTCTTGTGCGGCTTCTCTTGCCTCATCCTCAAGAATCTCTTCAAACCCACAAGTGCATGGGCCGTCTTCGTTAACCAAACAAGTAGTAGCGTGTGCCATTTATAAACCCCTTTTTGCTAATGTACGATCAAGAAACCAGAAGTTAATTGTCCCAGCCAGCAAAGCTGAGAAGTCAGGAGACATCATTATCTTAAAAACTTCTACAGGAGGAGCGCCAGTAATCCATGCGTTCCATGCAAACCATACGTGGATAAAGCTCCACACAAACAAAACCCAGTAAGTTACGACTGGCCTGACAGATGCAGATAAAGATGCAGCCCAACCACCAGCGGCTTTGACCATTGTGGCTTGCTGCTCTATGGCAGACTGAAACGCATCCATTACGCCTACGTCAATAGCGGCTTCCCGCTGTGCGCCAATCTCAGCCAACTTCTGCTGACCACGTAATGTCTCTAGTTCACATTGGCGTGTAAACATCAACAGTTCATGCTGGCGCTCGTTCTTCTTGTCAAAGAACTTCAGCACCTCGGGGGCCATACGGAACAAGCCACCAAATACTGAAC